AGACGACCGCTGCTGAGCAGACTCTTCTTGAGTCTCAGCTTCGTCGTGCAATTCCCGGTTACGACCAATTAATTTCTCAAGCGAGCAGCAATATTGGATCGGCTTTAAAGGGCGAACTCTCTCCTGACGTCCAATCTCAGCTTCAACGATCTTCTGCTGGACGTGCGCTTAGCGGAGGGTATGGCGCTGGTTCGGGTGTTGGTAGGAATCTGTCCGCTCGCGACTTTGGTCTGACATCGATGCAAGTCCAGAATCAGGGTCTTGCTCAAGCACAGAACTTTATCCAGCAACAGCGGACGTTCGGAATGGCTCAACCGTTCTCGGTGAGCAGCATGTTCATTACGCCGACTCAACGCATCAACCTTTCGCTGCAAGAGAATCAGTCCCAGTACAATCGAGACATGGCTGCTGCTCAAGTTGCTGCTCAACCTGATCCTATGATGGCCGCTATCGGTGGTTCGTTGTCGAACATTGGCGGAATGGCGTTTGGTAGTGGTATGGGCAGCATGATGGGCGGCGGCGGCGGCAGCGGCGGCAACCGTGGCGGCGGCGGTGGATTTACCATAAACATGGGCGGAGGCGGGTATGGAGTTGGAGGAGGAGGTGGTAGCTACTATCCTCAAGGACGTAGTTCGGGTTACAATCCATACGGCCAAAATCCATACGGTGGATATAATGGTCTTTAAACAAAATCATCATGGATCTACAACCTAATCGAAATGTTGGTCTTGAGAATCAGCTTCAGGCCATTCAGCTAGGCGCATCGCTGTACGACCGCGCACAGACGCAGAAGCGGATGATTGATCAGGTCAACATGCAGTTGGCCGACCAACAGATGCGTAAGGGGCAGGCTGAGCTTCAGAACAAGATTCAGCTCAATGCTTACAATCAGGCTTTAGATGAGCAGTTAAAGCTCACAAATGATTACGGAAACATGCAGACAAATCTGCAAATGCGTGATGAGTTTTTTAGAAATCCAAAAGCTGAATTCCCGAAATTTCTTCCGGTGCAGTCAAAGGCAAACCAGAACGTAATGTTTCAAGTTAGCCAGCAATTGGATAATTACGCGCCTCGCGCACGACTTCAGAAATCTCTACAGACAATAGAAAACAAACAGCTAAGCGATGCGGCTGATATTCAAGAGCTGTATAATGTTAAGGCTGTAACTCCAGAAGGATCTATTGATCAGGCTGTTTTTGATAAGTACATGCCAAAGCTTTTAGAAACAAGAAAGCTAAAAGATTACAGCCAAGACGTAAGGGCTGCGTTTACTCAAACAGATAAAACTCTCCCATTTGAACAGCGAATTGGAGATGCAATGGCAAAAGCCAAAGAACGTGGAAAGTCTTCTGCTGAAAAAATTCAAGATAGGAATGCTGAACTTGCAATAGGCGAGTACACATCTGCATTTGGAAAACCAGACGAACAGACTGACGCATACATCAGAAACAACGCTTTCACTGGAAAATGGAAAACACCTGAAGGTACTGATCAAAAACGTATCAGGGGCGATGAAACCATTTCTAATTCTGCGTCAATGCTTACTGATCAACTTAATAACTTTGAAAAGCAGTTTGGTTCTGGTGCGATTCAAAAATATGTCGGACTCATTGACGGCAAGGTTGAAGAGTTAAAAAGAAAGATTTCTTCCGCTAAAACTGAGGAAGAAAAACAAGCGTACGCTTTGCTTCAAAGATTTCAGAGCAACTTTAATACGGTTGCGTTTGAAAAGTCTGGAAAAGCTGTCACTTCTCAGGAAATGGAAAGGCTTAAAGCTGCTCTCGGTAATATCCAGAGCAACAACTTTGCTGATGATGTCAGGAATTTTGCTTCTTTAGCCGCTGAAGATTACTACGGAACAATTAAGTCGTTCAAGGATCAGTACAGAATTACGCCAAACCAAGTTCGGCAGGCCAATGAGCTTGTGGGCAAATTTAAATTGCCGTTTACACCGTTTGGTCAGCAGCAGCAATCAGCTCCGGCTCCTTCGACTAGAACCGCTCCGTCGCTTCCTCCCGGTGTGACTCCATTTACAGGTTCGACTAACGTTTCTTCTGGATTTCTTTACACTCCGTAATCATGGGAACAATTAAATCTCCATCTGGCCAGACATACAATTGGTCAAATCCAAATCCTCCCACTGAATCGGATTTTAAATCGATTGCCGATTACGAGGCAGCGCAAGGAATGTCTGCTCAACCCCAGTCGCAAGGTCCGGCCACGATTGCCGAAATGCGTCGGCGTGAGGAGCAGGGCATGGTTGGAGCTTTGCCTCCAGACATGAGCGAAGCAGTAAAACGATCCGCAGAGGTTGGAGGATTGGAGCGGTTTGTTGGTGAGATGGGGAGATTGCCTGAATCTACAGGTCAAATTGCACCTCCAGAATATCAAGGCGGTCGAATTGCCCCGTCTGGACAGCTTACTCCGATGGCACAAGCTGAGTCTCGCGGAATGCGTAATGCTTCAGCGTTGTATGCCGCAACAGTGCCATCGCTTGTTGCTGCTCCGTTCATCGCTGGTCTTGGACCTGTTACTGGAGCCTTAGTGGAAGGCGGCATCGGGCTTGCAAGCCAAGGCGTTTCTCAAACGATTTCCCCTGACGAATACAAAGGTGGCGAGATGGCAGCCGCCGCTGTACCCGGATTCAACATTGGCCAAAAAGCCAGCAAGCTGAAGCAGGTTGCACTTGGAGTTGGGTCTGGAACTTTGACGTCCGCAGCTCAGGCTGGGCTAGAATCTCTTGATAATGAAAATGCGAATTACGAAGATATTCTTTTTCGCACCGGACTTGGTGGATTTCTCAGCATGGCTGGAGAAACAGTTCCGGGAGCTATCGGAGCAGTAGTTCGCGCAAGGAGCGTAAATCCAAGACTGATTGCCGCTGAATTTGAGCGTCCGTTTACGCAGCAATTCATCAAGGATCGTGGAACTGAAATTCAAAAAGAACTTGAACGTCGAGGTGCTGGTGGATTGTCATCCCAATTTGCAGACGACATTGCAAGAACGCTGTACTCCCCGAACTCTGGACTTAAACCCGATGAGTTCAGGAACAATATTGCGAAAATAGTCTCAGATTCGTTTGGCCAAGGATCATCGTCTGGTTTGTCCAGATCCGAAATATCCGACTCAATTAAAACTCAACTTGGCAATTACGTTCAAAATGCGGACAAAATTGCGGGAGACGCTGTTGACCAGTTTGTTTCAAAATCTGAAAAACTAGTTACAGATGTAACAAATATAATAGATCAGAAATACGCTTCCAGAAACAAGAGGTTGACTGATCTTGTTAGAGGTTTTGAAGGAAGGTACGCAACCGACTCTCAACCTTTGATCAATCAGATCAACGATCTTGAAGCTAAGAAGAAATTGCTTCCAGATGAGTCAATTGAAAGAAAACGGATAGATGATGAGATTTCTGTAATCAACCAGCAGGTTCAAGATATCCAAGCTGGAGCTGTGCGTGGATACGGCCCTGCTTCTGGAATATCAAAAGAAGAACTTGGTCAACGAGTTCAACAAATTGGACGTGAAGAACTTCAGTTTTTTAAAGATGAAAGTAACAAAGGATATGGAAAATTAGAACCTCAACTAGACAAGGTAAAAATAACTTCGACTGAAATTGGACCTGATGGCAAAGAGGTTGAAGTAATTAAGACCGCAAATCAACTTCGAGAAGAAAGAAAGAAAATCCTTAAGGAAATTGATTTCAATAAACAGGTTCAAAAAGCCGACTACTCTGTATTTGAAAGACTCGATAAAATTAACGGACAGCTTGACGAAGCATTGTTGAACGACCCCGGTCTTAAGGGATTGCTTGAAGCTGAAAACAAGTTTTACAGCACCGGAATTTCTAGGTTCAAAGGGTTCTTCGCAGACAAAGTGCTTCGAGAGGCTGGAGAAGCTGGAGGTATGCCGGGAATAGTTTCCACGGTTGCCGGTGCAAGTGGCGCTCAGAATTTAAAACTGCTCAAGAACATGCTTGGAGATAGGTATGGAGAAATTGAGCCAAGTCTTAGGGAATTTGTTTACACGCAAATCAAAGGTGAAAATCCAAATGATTTCCTAAAAGGACTCACAAAAGGAAAAGGCGGGTATGCAACTGGAATTCAAAAAGAAGTCATCAACGATTTGTTTCCAGACCTTTCTGAAATCAATGATGTTGCATCAAAGTACGGCTCGTTAATTGATCAAAGAGCAGTGCTTGTGGCTGAATCAAGCGGTTTAGAAAATCAAATAAAAAGCCTGACCAAACAAGTTGATGACGGTATTAAAGGCGCACAGGAAAAGCTTAATGCCGTAAATTCTCAGTTTGACAAAGTTACATCTAAGATTGCAGTACTAAAGGCTTCGAATGTTACTGAGAGAGAAAATGAAATCATAAAGTCTCTTGGTAAAATTAGAGCGGAAGTGAACAAAGCTGGAGCCTCAAAAAGTGACGCTCTTGATTCGTTTAAGTTGGATGAGGTTGTTCGTGAGCTTTCAACGGAGGGTGGTCTTCCGCTTTACAAAGCTCTTGAACGAGCTATCGAAGTGACGAGCGCCGCTAAAGACAGGTTCTACGGAGTTGTTAAAAAATCAATGCAACCGGGTGGTCAGCTTGAAAGTTTTAATCCGTCAAATCTGATAGATTTCTTGGCACCGGGAAAGAGTGCTGAAATTTCATCCGATTATCGTGTCCGTCGATTTATGGAGGTCGTTGGAAAAGAACGTCCAGACTTGATAAACGACGCGCAGAACATGCTAATCGGAAGGATTGTCGCTGAATCTTTTGACGGCAAAAAAATCAACACAGAGAAACTTTCTTCTCTTGTTGGAAACAGTGAAGCTCCGGGAAAGTATTATGAAGCAACCCAAAGACTGCTTGGGAAAGATGGCGAGAAGAGAATTAACAATGTTGCTGATCAGTTAAGCCAATTTTCAAATCTTGGAAAGCCAAGCGTTTTCACAAAGATTATTGCTCCAACACTTGCTACTGCAATTGGATATCAAATATCCAAAGAAGCTGGAGCCGGTATTGGGCTTGGAGGTTACCTTGCTTACAAAGGCGTGGAAAAAGGGATGAAAGAAGCTGTTGATGCTGCTGTCGGAAGGATTCTTAAAACCCCAGAATACTTGGACATTGTTTCCAAGCCTTTGGATGCGGCTACAAAAGGCCAGATAGACAAGATTGAGCGCATGTGGCCGCGCATTTTGAAGATGGAGACAGATCGAGTGATGCTTAACAAAGAGGAAGCGCAGCCTGTTTTAAGTTCTGCCCGTCAAACTTTTGAAAATGTTTCTCAATCTGTTTCAAACTTTTTTGGAAGATAATATTTTTCCTCAATGAAAACCTCACTCTCCAAAAAAGGTAACACCTATCAGGGCAAGAAGGTGACGCTGAATAAACCCTTCTACACGCCGGGTGAGCGGAAGAAGAGCGCGGTGTACGTTAAGAATCCGGCGGACAAGGTCGTCATCGTTCGCTTCGGCGATCCTGATATGACGATCAAGAAGTCGAATCCTGAGCGTCGTAAGAATTTCCGTGCGCGGCATAACTGTGCGGAGGCTAAGGACAAGACGACTCCTAAATTTTGGAGCTGCGCCGCATGGAGCTTGGCATTGATTTTGTCGGTTTTAACCTCAAACCCTATTTGAATTTATGGACAAGATGAAACTTGGTGGTGGCGGACGTTACGAGAAACTCGTTAGCAGTCTTGAGAGCAAGGGTGTCAAAGATCCGAAGGCTCTTGCGGCATCAATCGGCATGAAAAAATACGGCAAGAAGCGGTTTTTGTCGCTCGCTGCAAAAGGTCGTCGGCGCGCAATGAAAGAGGGCTAACGCTTAGGTCGTCCGCCTGTCCACGACTTCTTCGCTGTGGACTTATCGACGACGAACTGTTCGGGCGGTGCGTAATCCCATGATATCGTACCGACGCCGCGCTGGATGATGATCGAGCCTGCTTTCTTATTTTCCTTATCCTGCAAGCCTGACCTATCTCCCCGCTTCGCCATTCCGAGCATGAAGCGTCTTGGTTGATTGAATCCTATCTCCTTCATCACAATTACCTCTCTGGCCCAGTTCGTCAGGTCCGACGATCCGAATCCTGAGTAGGCCATATCTGCCACGCTCTCAGGTTTGTCGTCCTTGCCCTTTGGTTTCGGGAAGTGATGTACCAGCACGATGACAATCCCCGTCTCGATCATAATCGGCTGGAGCAGGTGACGCGTGAAGTTCGCGCAGACCTCGATATCCGATGGATTGCCTCCGATGTACGAGAGCAGCGGATCGATGTAGACGATGTCCACCTTCGTCTTGCGAATGAGGCGACGCAGCATTTGCGTGAAGTCTGCGCCAGTACGAACCGCCTCGCGGAAGAACAGCATGTTGGCTCGTTTGAGTCCGTTGACCCAATCGCTACCGAACACCATCTGCGATGCTCCTTTGAGAGCGTCATGCTGATCGGCGATGTCGTTCTCCGCTTGGACGTAGGCCACTCTCAAAGGTCTTACAGGCTGTACACCAAACCAGTCACTACCTATGGCCCACTTCAATCCCTGATAGAATGCCATGGAGCTTTTGCCGCATCCACTTTGCCCGACAAAGAGAAGCGATGAACCGCGTCGTAGCCATCTGTCGCCGATGAGGTTGTCAGGATCATTCTGCGGATCGTAATCGACAATGCTCTGGAGCGTGAACTCCTGAGGCATGTCCTGCGACTCCAGATGGTCCGTGTAGGCGTCCCAGTTCACCGAACCCACATTGACGGCTAACAGCTTCTGCTCGTTGCCATCTCGCATCACACCGGCCAGACGGCTGAACCTGCTTGCGTTCTTATTCTTTGGATCGATTCCGAGAGCCTCTAGCTGGCGATAGACGACATCACGGCGTTCGTTCCATTCCTCTTTGTTCGACGCATCGACTCTGACCCAGCCGTGTAGGCTCTTACCGCCGGAATCGATGACGACAGAGAGCGGTAGCTTCGACTCCTTGAGGATCGTCCATTGCTCATCCTTCGTCTTCTCGTCCATCTCGACCAGCACATGGCGGAACGCTGCAACGCCGGAATCTGATCCGTTCTCCTCGATGCACGGGTTTATGCGGACATACGCGCCACGGCTATCATCATTCGTCCACATGGCGCTGATGGGCGGCGTGAAGTGGTTCTTAATCCATTCGTCGCGCTTGAGGAACGTACCCTTAGAGTTTGGCCTACCTCTACCGTCCTCGTCGCAGATGATGTCGTTGCAGATGCAGACAATTTCATCCGGCTCGAAACAGGCTTTGAGGAAGTCGCTCGTCGTGAATGGTGCTGGTGGCTCAGGTACTGACTGGATCTTTTGAACGACGAACTTGCCAGTCGTTGATACGGGCGTTCCGCTTTGCGCGGATAGAAGCCATCCCCTTGGCTTGTCGTGCGCTACATTCATCGCCTGATTCACTTTGTGGGCCAATTCATTGGGCTTCCACGGTGGAATACATTTCGCGTTGTACTCATGCAGGAGCGTCTCGGCATCCCCCGTAGCAAGCTCAAAACCGTGTATGAGCGCGGTTGCGACGGCGAAGGTTGCGTTATGACCGCCCTGACCAGCGACGGCTCCCGGCGTGTTTCTGAGCCATGCTCTCGCACGGTCGATCTTTGATTGATTCATTGGATTCCAAGTTGTTTGCGCGCTATGTCCCCGCTTTCGCCCAGATCATTCGAGGCGATTTGCTGGAGAACCGACTTTGATTCTTCGAATTTTGCGAAAAGGAGAGACAGCTCTTTGGGAGTCATCAGGTACTTGCTCCAATGTTGAATTGGAATGGAGCGAGACTGGAACTTCGCAAAGAGCTGCTCTTGTGCTGCAATGTAGAGTTTAGGGTGCTTGTTCAATGACCGGGATAAACTTGGCTTTAAATTCAGCCTTCGTTCGAACGTACACCTTTGATTTACCGTCGCGGGTGTAGGCAACCCCCACCCATTTCATTTCTCCGATTCGTATCTCTACGTCGTCTGAAATGATTTCAACCTGCACCGAACTGTTTCCTGAGTTTTTGAATTTCATCTTCGGAGGCGTTATCGAGATGTCCGACTCCAAGCGATTGCCAAGCGCCATCAATGATTTGCGCCTTGGGCTTTGGCTTAGTAATCCAACCTCGAAGAATCGCATGGTCGATCAGTGCTGGCGCTTCCTTCAACAGTTGTTCTCTAGTTATTTCACTTTTCATCATAATCAGGCTTTTTTAACAGATTTTCCGCGTCTTCCCATCGACCTTCTCATTCCAAGTTCTGGCCCAAGTTCACTGGCGAATCCGCGTCGGATCATCCATTCCTTGTACTTCTGATCGATGTATGCGAAGTGAATCTTTTCGCATGATTGATCTGATTCTGCTACCCGCATGATTGATAATTTATTTCCGTCGTTCATTTGTATGTCTCGATTGTGTGTTTGTAGTGTCGCTCGGCTTGGGTGCAGTTCCAGCAAAGGTCTTGAGTTCCGTTGCATCCGCACCCGAGAGATTTGAAAAGTACATTGGCCAACCATTGGTATTCTGCGATGGCCGCTCGCAATGTTTCCACGTCCGTTTCTTCGGACAAAGGTTTAAGCTCCTCGCTCATTTGAGGACGAAGAGAATGAAGTAGGCGCTGGCGACGACCATTCCCATTCCGAACGCCATGATGAGCAATTGCTTCAGCTCCTCTGGCGAAGGCGGACGATTTGCTTTGTGTATCACCGGCCACCGCCCATCGCGTAGTGGAGGATCAAAAGGGCGTCGCAGTTTTTGAGCGTGACGTCCAGATTCGGATACAGTTCCTGAGCTTTGCTTTTTAGCTTTCGCTTCCATTCTGGTCCGGTTTCGCATGATTTACGTCCTCCAAGTCCAAGTGGTTCTTGCCAAATCTTGGGTTCGACACGGTGAAGTGCGTAGCCTTGCGCGTAGCCCAGCCCCTGCACAATCCCGTAGTTTTCATGGAGCGTTGCCATGCTCGCCGACGATGTGAGTTTGCTGACGAACTTTGGCACCTTCTCGACCCATAGATGGGAGTCGCTGACCTTGAATCCTGCCAGTAACTGCGCCGTGTCCGGCAAAGACTCGGGCATTGGGAAGAGCAGTATTCCTTCCGCAGTGCTGACCGCAAATCCGCCGCCCACGCCCGGATCGACCGCAACGATTGTTTGGTTTGATTTCATTCGCTTAGTATTTTATGTGAATTTTTAGACTCTGGATATTTTCTGTGATGAACTTCGTGGCATGGTCGGCACAACCACCGCACATTGAACCACTGGTCCTGATCATAGCTGTCATGGTGCGCTTCGGGTTTGCATGAGCATCCGCAAGAAGAACACGATTCGGGGCGGATTATCTTTTTTGCAATGATCGCATTGCTGACCGCTAGGCGCGCTTTTTCCCGTTCTGGATACCGCTGCTTTGAACTTTTTACCCCAGCGTTTGTTTGCTCGCGATATCGGTCATATTTAATCGGATCAGACTTTATTTTGGCGCGCCAATCCCTGCAATAAGCTCGAATCTCTGACGCGTGGACAGCATGGTATTCCGACTGTTTTTCTCTTAATTTCAACCTGTTTACTGATCGGTATTCGGCATGCCTTTTCAGGATCGATTCTCGATTTGCAAAATGATTCTCACTCTTGCACATCCTGCACCAGTCTTGCCTTCCATCTTTGGCCCTCTTGTTGAGAGAAAACGCGTCAACCTGCTTTTCAATTTTGCACTTTGTGCATGTTTTCATGTTTGAAATTCAGTGACACAAAACCGACACATTTTCAGCAGCAATTCTAACGGCAGACTTAGTCTCCGCGCCATCAGCCCAACGCTCAACCTTCACACGGCCTTTGACGCGCACTAGCGCACCATTGCCGACTTCTATGATCTTCTCCGCCACTTGCCCCCATGAGGACAGCTCGAACTCATCGAAATCTTCATGGAAGCGTCCTTCGTTGTCGGTCCAGTGACGGGCGATTGAGATGACGCGGCGGACCATGAGCGAGCCTGTCTTCGTTTCTGTTTGTCGGCTGACGCCGCGCATTTCACCGATCAGATAGACTACGTTCTCTGTGGGCGTGGCTGTTTCTTTTTCTGTCGTTGATGCACTCATTGGAAAATACAACCGAGTTGTCGGTAGCACGTCATACGCTTTTTTGCGTGGAACGAGCCGATGGGGTGAAACTTGTCAGAGAAGTCTACGATTGTCGCGCAGTTCTTGGTTTCTGTTTTGCGCAATGCACGACTCGCTCGCTGGATCGTCTTCTGTGATGAGCGTCCTCCGCTGACCATGATGAGCAGATCTACGTTGGGCAGATCCAATCCTTCGTCGGCCAATGATGTGGCTATCATCGTTTTGAGCTGTCCGCTCTTGAATTCGTCCATCGCCGCCTTGCGCAGCTTCTTCGAAATCTTGGAATGAACGAGCCGAGAACCCGGAATCCGTTTCTCGTAATCCTCTCCCAGCGTGATGCGCGGAATGAGGATGAGCGTCTGCATGTCGCCATGCTCCATCGCGTAATTGATGGCGTAGTCGTTGCGTTGTTTGTTCTGGCAGATGCCAATATCTACGAGCGATTCCCAAGCGCACATACGCTTTAGTTCCTCGTCGGTTATCCGCATGTACTTGCGTCGCGCTTGGAACAGACGCTCGATGTTGTCGTCGATCTTCTGATGGATGTTGAGGTCCGTGGCGTGGCTGATTTCGAGGTAAGCGTCGGCCAATGAATCGCCAATGTCGCTGCGCTTGATTTCGTAGGTGCGGTTGTGAAAGAGCGTTCGTGTCACCGTGTTCCGGTCTGGATCGTCGCCCCACGGCGTGGCGTCGAAGCCATAACGCAGTCCGTTACAGGACTCGATGATGCGATGCCATCCGGCGGCGGCGCTGTGCTTCGCTTCGTCCACAATGAGAAGGTTCTTCTTGCTGAAGTCTACCGACTCATGCGGACAACGAACGTCTACAATGTTGTCTGGAATTCCCGCGACTCTCAACGATGTGCGCGCTTGCTGACATGTCTCGCGTGTTGGGGCTATCCATCCAAACGACATGTCAGGATAAAATTCGTGGTAATGCTTGATGATCGATGCAGCAATCCATGTCTTGCCACTGCCTGCCGGTGCGACGATCAGCCCATAGCTTTTTTTGGCCCACTCTACTGCTTTTTGTTGGTATTCTCTTAGATTCATAATTTTAAAAAATTTGCCCCTCCGCCCACTGCTTCATAGCAGACGAAGGGTATTGTCCGCACCACAAGGTGCGGCTCGCTGTCATTCGTTCGTTGTACTGTCGGTAGAAAGCGCGCTCGATTGCGTCGTGGCGCACTTCTTGTTCAGCAACTTCCTTAACGCTTGATTGGCGAAAAATCCGATCTTCAAACCATGCTCATCGCAATGTTTGCGAACCTCTTCGTGGAGTGCTGAGTCGATGGTGATAACTGTGTATTTGGCTGGTTTCTTCATGTGGGGAAATGTTTATTCGCAGGTGTAAACGGTGTCGGTTGTGATAAGTCCAGTCGGCCATTCAGTTTCAGTAAATGACTTCTCGATGAAGATTACTTTGTCGGTGGGTTGGATGGTGAGTCTGTTGCCATCGGTTCGGATGAACATGAACTCCTTGGCTTGGTTAGGCTGACGGCTCCAGCTATCACCTATGGGAGCAGCGGTGAAGAGGTAGTCGCCAGTGGTAATTAAGTCGTCGCATTTGACGTTGCATTCAAGTCCTCGCAGGAACGCGTACTCGATGGTGGTGAAGTCGGTGCCGTAGCAGTCCCATCGCTGGGCGTTTTGTTTGCTCCAGATTAGGTCAGGTTGTAGATCGAATGCTATGGCGTGAGGCGGTACGGCTCTATAGACCGCTCCGCATTCTAACATGATGGTGCAACCCCACATTCGACCGGGAATGGATACTAAACCAAACCAGACGCAGGGGATAAACCCAGTGCGAGAGCCAAGGAACGAGGCGTCGACGAAACAGTATTGGTGGTAGGGCAACTGTCCGGATTGTGAATAGGTCATGTCAGAAGGTGTTTGATGATCTGATTTCGCTCTTTGCCCTTTGTTCGCAGAATGTTCTCCAGAATAACGTGAGCATTGACCGTCGAAACGTGCTTCCATTCTGGATTGCCATCGATGTTTCGAGCTGTGTCTAAACTCTCCACTCGGATAGATCCGTTGGTTTTGTGGACGTAAACGAATGCGGGGCTGTCTTTCATTTGGAGTCCTTTGCTTTGTTCCAGTTTGATTGCTCTGTCAGTTTCTGAGCAGCATCTGCTGGCGAATCCCAGCGTGATGGATTGGAGTTTTCAAATAGCTCATCCCCAGCCTCCTCCAGCCGCTTGATGCGGTCTTGCAGTTCACGCACAACAACCACTCCCTGCTCAATGTCATCGGTTCCAAGCAATTCGCGGAACTCTTCGCGGAGGCTGACTCTTTGATCGGCTTGAAGCCGTGCGGTGTTACGCTCTGCAACAAGCAATCGAATGCGGTCGTGGGCATCGGCCAGTTCATGTTCTACGTCCAGCAAGTACGCCTGAGCTGACTGGAGTGGGGTCATAATTTCTTTTGGTTTCATAGATACAAAATTTATTGAGCGTTATCTCGAAATACGCTCCCCTCCGTGATGCGTTTTAGAACGGCTTCGGATCAAGCTCGTCGCCATCGACCTCGGAAATCGGAACCTCGCGCATGTTTTTGATGCGGAGAGTCTTCTTCGTCTCGCCATTGACTTGATACTCCTCAGAGCGAGCGGTGATGAGCAGCTCTAAGCCGATCATCGTTTTGAGGAACGCTGCGTAGCTGCCCTTGGTGCCAAGGAAGTCTACTTGAGTGCCATCAGGGACATTGTGCTTAGTCGCAGCGACGAGCTGATTGACGCGGAACCAGACATTCTCCTGATTGATAAAGCGGTCAGTGATAGATGCACCATCTTCAGTTTTGAACGTCACCTTGCAGACCTCGCGGCCCTTGGCATCGAGGGTTTCCTCGATTTTTGAAACGGTGACTGTGTAATCGCCTTCGGCATCAATGTATCGGCCTCCGGCGTCCTTGCGGTTTACTGAGAACATAATTTATTTGGTTTTAATTTTCGGATTTATTCAAGACCCACTTAGGGCAAGAAAGGGTTTGTACGGCGGTTGGATAGGCTGGCCAACTGTCCAGTGCGCGGCATTCGTGCAGCGTCGAGATGGCTTTACGCCTCAGATTCTCGCCAGCCTGAAGCCATTCGGCATCCAGCTTGTAAATGCCAATGGCATACGGCGCTTTGCGTTCGACCGCCACGAAGATGAAACTGTCAGCGCCGGTCATCATCAGATAGTGAGCGGCCTGTATGTGATAGCCAAATGATGCGATGGTTCGCAGAAACGCTTCAGGCGATGCGTCGTCGGTCGTCTTCACGTCGATGAGCGTATGACCATCGATCCACAGATCGGGACGCGCTTTAAGGGCGATGCCGGTTTCATCGTCTTGAGCGAACACGCTGGCTTCGATCCTGTGCGGAAGATGAATGATGTCCCAGAACGGATGGCGACGGACACTGTTGGCCACTCCTTGCACGTCGATGTCTTCAGCGTGAGTCAGATGGATGCGGCTCTTATGCTGCTCCTTCCACGCTTTGCCTTCTTTCGTGCGTCCATCGATATCCGGCGGAACAACGGCGACGACTTGCGAGTACAGTTGCGGCTCCAGTACAGCGGTATGAATCGCCGTACCCATCTGCATGCTCTTTGTAGGCTCCTGATGCTCCTCTAGCGCGGCCCGATAGTGCGCTGGCGACTTAAGGATCTTGGACATCATCGACTTCGATAGAGCATCAACGGCGTGATACTTCTCCGCTGGCATGTCGAGGTTGACGTGTTGGTTGAGAATGCTCATTCGGTGGGCGGGTTAGCAAACGCCTTAGCCTTGGAGATGAAGCTGTCAGGATCGGCGATGATCATGTTGGCCACCTTCGTGGATACATCGCGGAAGTTCTGACCTTCCTTAATGAGGCTCTTGCTGGCGAGGAACGCATTCGCTGCCTCGGAATGTGGCTCAAGAATCTGCTCCAGTTTCTCGATGAGCGAGAAGGTCGATTCCGGCGTCACATTGACCGTCTGGCGCACCGTTGCGGTGATGGTGGGTGTTGGTGAAGGGGAGGAGAAGTCGGCCACTTCCTCGGGCGTGTAACGGCCTTGAGTGATTCGCGGATCGAGCATGCGAGTAGCCTTGGAGATGACACGCGCTCTGAGCATTTCGGCGGGAAATTTCGCCCAGCCGCTGCCAGCTTTCGCAGGAAGCAAACCGGCCAGCTTCGCGTCGTCTGAAGTGAAAGCCACGCGGACCTTCTTCACGCCTTTTGAGAAGTCGGCGATGGCCGCGATTGCGTCGAACTGAATCCAGTCGATATCCCAACCGGCGGTCATCAAACCAGAGAGCATCGATTCGCTCTTCATGGTGATGTTGCCGTTGATGAGGTGATTCTCGCGCTTCCACGAGAGCGGAGTCATTCGACTGGCGATGCACTCCAAAGCTAGGACATAGCCTTGCTCAGGTTTGACGCATCCGAACATGCCGCTGTGCGCTATCCAGTCGCCCATCGTCTTAACCGCGTCCATCGGACTATCGATGCGGTCGTAGAAGTCAGGACTGACTGGCGGTTGCGTTGTCGCTAATTGGTTGCTGCTCATTTGTATTCTCTTGTTGTTTCTTTGTTTTTCTTGCGTATGGGTTCACGGCTCCGGTTGTCGCTCGACTCGTTAGAATCGCGGCGATGTCGGACTCGGTGAACAAGATTCGTCGGCCAATTCTCCTATGCTGGACGCCGTCATGGCGCACGATTCGCCGGAGCGTTTCGCAGCAAATCTGGAGCATAGCTGCTGTTTGTTTGGCCGTATAAACTTTCACTTGTAAAAAATCGACAGCGTTCGGGTGTTAACTTGGGAATGTACCACACAACCCGTGACGAGTTCTCCTCGCCCTCTAATCCCAAACGCTGAAAAATTGGTCATCGTTGCATGCGAAGCGTCGCAGTTGCGTTGAGTTGTGTCAACGTGAAATCATCATTGCTTTGCGAAAGTTTTCTTTTTGCTCCGCTTCCAGCTCTTTTTGACGCTTTTGCTGGGCTACCAGCGCGATTCGATTGGCTTCCTCCAAGTTAATCTGCGGTATGAAAGCGTCACTATCGCCATCGTTCTGGACGGATTCTTCGTCATCCTCTTGATTTCCCTCCACTGGAGAACGCGGCCCAGTGTACAAGTCGGCCAATTCCTGCCTCACCCGTTTGAGTTCCTTCACGGTCTTTCTAAGCTCGGAATCCATTCCAACGACACGACGCTGCAAGGCGCGCAGCTCGCTCAAGACCATCCCCTTGGCCGCATCCTCATCGCTCGCCTGCCAGTCGCAGCCCTTCCACATCCGATGGATATGATCGAAAACCAGCACCCGCGATTTCGGATTCCGCATGCTATTGAACGCAGCCATCGCCCTGCCGATATCGCATCCCATGTTCTCCATGACGTAGGCCAGAACCTTCGAGCGATTCGGATCTGCGTCGTGGTGCAGCGGCTCCATCAATCGGAACAAACTTCGATGCGTGGAACCATTCTCCAGATAACTCATAGTACAATCAAAATGAAACCTTCTTTCGACATTGTCAACTAACTTTTAGCCATAGCACTTTTGGCTACCGAGAAGTTAGCATAGATCCTTCTACCTCCCCTAAAAGGGAGTCTAGTACTCCCTATAAATAGGGAGATAAATTCCGCTTTCGCTGCATCGCTTTTTCCCCCGCCTTGGAGGGCGGTGGCGCGAGCATCGGCGGAATTAAAACCCCTCCAAGATTGTGATGACGATGTTGGATTGTCGTTTAAACGCTCTAAACGCCTCGCTGGCGCGTTTTGATTTGGTTTTGGCATGGTGACAGCGGACATGGGGTTGGATGCGCTAGGATTGGATGGGTTTGGAGGCGAGAATTTGGAACGCGAGAGTGCGGAATGCTAGATTGGCGGTTGCGGGGACGACTCCGTTTCCGAGGAGCCGCAGTCTGTCCAAGATAGTGGCAGACCGAGCAGACTTTCGACCCAAGCTGGATTCAAGCGTTCGCGCCGGTTCCCACCATCGTTGAGGTTGATTTGGTCCACTGGGCCATTTCCACGCATCGTCAATGTCGCTATCCGTCGCAGGATTCGACCGCCCTTGTCCAGTCGCGCAAGCGTCGCGAAGGAAGCATTCTGATCCTTGTCCTCGTTCGCTGTTGGTGTAGGCCAGAATCCAGACCCGCTTCCTAATATGTGGCGCGCCGCATTCTTCCGCGCTGAATAGTCCGCTCGCAACGCGGTAGCCCATGCGCTCCAGTCTCTCCAGCGTCCATCGGATGCAAAGAGTTCCGTCTGGCATAAGACTGGTAAGGAGTCCTTCGACGTTTTCGATGAGGATGCAACGCGGACGCATTTGCTGGATTCCGGTAAGCCAGTCGTCAAAGAGGAATCGCTCGTCCCCCCCACCTTTGCGGAGTCCGGCGTGGCTATGGGGCTGACAAGGGATTCCCGCAGCCGCGATATCCACCAGTCCTCGAAATTTTCCGTATGGGAAGGCGAGCAAGTCCGCCCAGATAGGTGCCGCATCCAGTCGTCCCTCTTCAATTTTCGCAGCCAAGTTTGCGACGGCGTATGCTTCCCTTTCGACGTAAGCGATAGTGCGTAGATGCGGGATAGCCGATTTGAGTCCAATTCCAATGCCGCAATATCCGGCGCAGAACTCGACAAGATTGACGGGATGATGATGCACGGCGGGTTCACGGCTTGGATCGTTCTGCGGTGGGGTAAATGTCGTAGTCTTCCGACAACTCGACCGGGACGACCCGAATCCGCCCTTGTGTGTACTCGCCGGGATTCAACTCGCGAGCCGCACGTTCCGCGTCCTTGCGCGTAGCGAATTCGACCGTCTCATGCCTGACGACCCGTTCCTTCAGATCTGACCAGCCAATCGCGCCGCTGATCTGAACCTTGTAGACTGGTTTGCCGAACAGGTTGCGACTCATAGCGTCTCCGTGTCAGGTGTGCCGGGGCAGAGCCTGTCGCCTTCCTCGCGTTCGATGATCAGTTCGAGGATCTGATGACCATCTTTCGCGACGAGGGAGCAAATGTGCTTGTTGTCATCGTAGATTGAGAGCGGTGTCGCGCCGCTTTCGGCTTCCTCGCCCGTAAGGATTGCGTTGAACAGATCGACAATCGTCTGAGCGTTCTGTTTGGATTGAATAGTTAGTTTCATTGTTTTCTGCTGTTTTACCGAGCGGTGAAATGATGGTTTTCAGTGAAAATACGGTTCGATTTATCCATTGATTGAAGTTCGCGCATAACCCGTCGGCCATAGGCGCGGGATGAGGAACGACTTATGGCTTTTGGCCCACCTTGCCAGATGCGCGCCAGCGATTCGTCGCTGAGATGTTTGCCGTAATGGCTTAAGTATGCGTGGGCGATGAACGTCGCGACGGCGCGGTTGGTGACTTGGGCGTGCGCGTAGTGCGTCCCCATGATGCGGTTCACGTCGCGCACAAGAACCGGCTTGATTTGAAGCGCGCCAAGCTCGCCGTGGCGGCCTTTGGCCTGATCATTTCCGTGGGATTCGATCTGGATTAACGCGGATAAGAGGAGCGGATGCATGATTTTATTCTCGTTTGCACATGAGCAGCACATGAGCGGATGCGCGGACAGGGTTTACCGGATAAACGGAGCGGCTCAAAGTCCTTTCGCCTTCCTGATGATGGCGCGAGCAAAGTCCAAGTCGTCGTCGTCGGCCATTGGGTGCGCGAGACGTTCAAGCGCGGAGAGCAAGTCAGGCGCGGAGGCGATTAAATGGGCGGCGGCAGGATCGAAAGTCTTCGCGTAATGGTTTCCCTGATTCGTGATGATGACGAAAAAGTCGTCAGCTTGCGTGATTTTGAGCGGGAAAGGTCCGGGGGTATGGGATTTCATGGGTTCAGGCGTTGACGGTGAATGATTCTGCGAACGATTGGCCTTCAGATTCGCCGGTTTCTGTGCCTCCGAATTCGATGATTTCGCGCTGACCGTCGTCGAGCTGGCGCGTGAATGCGTCCCAATGGCTACGAGCGTCGCAATGCGCGATATGGCATGAGCGGTGAAGGACGCCGGCAAAAGCGGTGAAAAAGTCCTGTCGCACGCCGTCAACCGCATCTTCCATGTCGATAGCGCGGAGCAATTGCGCGTCCATGCGGTTCAGGGTCATGCGCGGGAGGAGTATTTCCACGGCAAAGTCGCGAGCGTCCGCCCATATGCTGCTGTAGGCGTTCGTTTTCAGCCACAGGGAGCCGTCGTCGAATAGGTGATAAACGGAATCGTCACCGCCAGTGCCGGCGCGAAATGAGTCTGCAATATCGTCGGCGAACGGAGGGAGTTCCTCGATTAAGTCCTGCTCGTCGGGCGTGAAACTATCGTCCATGCGGTAAAGATGGCGGACATAGGCGCGGGCGGATAACGGGAGCCGGCGCGCTTCAAAAGACGACAGGACCGAGTCGCGAGCGATTAGCTTTTCGAGAATGGGGATAAGCTTTGGATTCATAGGATTATTTGAGAGTGATTTGACCGTTGACCATGATGACGACAGGGAGGTAAGAATTCTTGCCGTGCGTCCGTTTGAGAGCGCGGTAATGGCGGGCTTGTGCGCGGGAAGCGGTTTCGAATGAGCGGTGGCGCGATATCGTGCGCATATTGAAATGGTCGAAGAGGGAATATTTCATGGGATTTCAGAGGATCATTTTTGCAGCTTCGCCGGAGGCTATTCCTTCCAACCATTTTTCTTCCGCATGGTAGTCGCCGGGATGCGGCTGAAGGCGAACTATCGTTTTTCCTTCATCATCTCGATACCTTTCGAGAAGGCACAAGTCACCAGTGTTGTCAGGTAAAATGTTGCAGTTCATAGCACTGGCGTAGTTCGCTAGTTTAATTGAGACGGTTTTCATTGGATGCTTTCGTTGGTTTGAGGGTTATTCGAATGCTTCGGACAGGTAGGCAAGTTCGCGCGAGGAATCTTTGCTGGTGAATTCAGGCCGAAGTATAACCTTCGAACCCTCGCGCAAGGCGATTGTGTTACCGTTATTCCGGCGACTTCCCCAATCGTTCAGGAGTTGCGATACTTCGCGCGCGGAATATTCAGAATTGAATAGATGCTCTGTTTTCATTGGATTATTTGAGAAGGACTTTGTGGCCTACCCTTTCGCACCACGCTTTCGCATGATGCGCGGAGGATAGGTCAAACCGGCTCCGGTCGATTCAGGCTGTCGATAGCTGCTCGCATAAGGTCAACAACATAGAAATTTTCTTCAGGCTTCAGCGGGTTTTCGTAACCAGTGCAAAAACCAACGCTGTCGGAATGATGCCATGCGCCGTCCGCGTAAAATTCCGAGACGACGCACCAACAGCCGAGGTTTTCGATAGTGTCGAGCATTTGCTGCCGTTCCTGCGCGGAATCCGGTTCTCCGAAAACGGAGAAATAACTTTCGGTTTCCGGTTCTGCGCAGATGCGCACAAGGCGCTTGGATTCAAGGGCGCGGAATTCTAAGATGATTTGTTCAGGTGACATAATGTTTTATTCGTTGGGATTGAGTGGATTGAGTGGATTGAAGGCACGCTGCAAACTACCGTTTCCGATAGCTTGACGCGTACCGTCAACCGACGACGAAACCGCTTGTGTCTGATTTTGCTTTGCCTTTGGCGGTAAGACCCACGACCACGCCACGGGGGTCAAGGAAACGGAGGTCGTTTTCGTCACCATTAATGACCGGAAAACCTTGCCAATGCGTCGGTAGTACTTTGCCGCGAAAGACTACCGCCACGTTACCGCCACGTTTAAGAATTGAAATGCAGTCGTTTTCGTTGGTTTCGGAACGGGAGAATGTGAGGGAATAATTGGAAGGTAGTTTTCCATCTAAGAATAGACTCATTCTAAAATAATTTTTAGTATAGTCGTAAAACTGTACTTTATTAAACGCTTGAATTACGGAGTATCGTTCCCAATTAATGTCAGAAGTACCGTTTAAACGTACTGTCGGAATTGCTTTTGTTTTAAGGCAATTGCTTACAAGTTTTGATACGTTAAGTTTTAAGTTTTCAACGAAAGCATGCTTGTCGGAAACGAAAAGCTTCGTCTTAGCGATTCGCGCCTTTTGGACGCTAGTGAACGCGCCACGTCCTGCGGAATAGAGGCAGTGTTTTCGGCATCCGTCGGAAGCAAAAAGACAGACATTGATTACGTTGGAAACGGAAGCTGGCGCAAGATAGAGAATACCGGTACGGTAGCCTTTCTTTTGGCCTTTGACGGTCTTGGCGTTGGTGTCGATGGATAGGAGGTTTTTGGTCATGGGATTCAGAATTGGGATTTGAAGAAAACGACGAAGAAGGCCCAGCCTGCAACGGCGTATGCGACGGTGACGAATAGGAAGGAGAGGAGTTTGCGGCGCATGGGATTAGGCGGTGACGGGTGAGGTGAAGTCCCAAACGAATTCTTCGAGTGATTCAAGAAAAGCGATTTGAGCGGGTGACAACCGAATAGAACCGCCAACCTCTCCCTCATTAAGAGCGCAGCAAAACGAAGCTGTTTCACGCCCAAGGCAAACAAGGACAGGAGTGCCTTGTCCCGGATCGTTTGGGAATATTTCGTTGGCATCGAATTCGACGCGAAGGCCGTTAGGGCCGTGTTTGGTGAAGCGGTTTTTCATAACGGAGACACTATGGGCCGAAAGCCTGTCGGAGGCAAGGTTTATTTGCAATTTTCTTTCGTTTTCTTTGGAAGGTAGAGGCGAGGCATGGAAGACAGGCAGAGTCAAGATAAATCGAAAGAAAATTGAAGGAAAGTGAAGTGAAAACGGGTGCGGTCCTTACCCTACTTTCAAATCAAAGCCCGAATTTTAACGATAAAGTGGCGTACAAGATGTTGGGGTGTCGGATTTTGGGTATACCATATGTTGTGGTGTCATAAGACTTGCTTAGAGGTACCTTGCCAAGCAAAGTAGCGTCGTGACTCAAAAGGAATGGAACCAAGCAAAAGCTCTTTACTTGTCAGGTAAGACTTGGAAGGCAATTGGAAGCGAATTAAAACTAAACTTTGCAACATTGACCAGCAAAGCAAGCAAGGAAGGAATCACTAAGGTAAGGAAGGAAATGAGGAATACTATTTCCCATAAAGAAACGGTTTCTATTGAAAGCCTGTCAGCAATCGTTCGAAGCAAGCTCGCCGCTGATGCCGCTTCTACGCTCGAAAGGATCGATAGTTACGACTTGGATGGCATCAAGGATGAATCAACACGGGAGCAGATACTAGGCTCCGTTGCAAAGCGTTCGGCGCTTGTGTTTGGATGGTCTGAACAAGGGGAGAGCGCCAGCGTGTCAATTAATCTGCTGGGTTCAATGCCGGATCGATTCGCTGAGGTTGTCGTGACAAGTCCCGTCTGAAGTGAATATAACAGTGTTTGTGCAACGCATAGAAACTAATGGTCAGGATTAGATAATCTAATGGGACAAAAGGATTGTTTTTCCTAGGAATGGCACACTTTGTGTGGCAAAGTAAGGCACCCCCTTTTGGGGACGGCTTCGTTTACGATACCCCCCTCAAAAATTTTCCGTCTTTTTGACCATGTTAAGTAAAATTAAAATTGGTCAAGTTATTTCTCTCAATCAAGCTGAGAGAAAATTGGCCCACTTCGTAGCCAAGAATCGCAACGGCAATAATCGTCATTTCAACGTGACGAACTTAAAGGTAAGCGATGCGGACCCTGCGACTGTAGATCTGGAGGGCGTGTGTGGCGAGATAGCCTTCTGTAAGCTATTTAATGTCTATCCCGACATCGACACGGATCGAGAACCTCCGCACCCGCTCTACGACGCGATTATCCCGCCCATCCCACCGGGCATTCGCATCGATGTGAAGACGACCAAGTACGAGACTGGCAAGCTGCTGGTCGATTCGCGCAAGGGCGTCAAAACGCTGGGCGTGGATTACTACGCGCTGATGACCGGACAATTCCCCGGTCCGTATACTTTCAGAGGTTTCATCGCGAGGGAGCATATCATCCAGCCGCACAAGCTCGGCCTAATCTGCGGATACAAAAGCTACATGGCAGAGCAGAGCGAGCTAATCGACAATCCTTCGGATTGCCAATCAGCGCACTTATTCTGATTGACGCGTAAGGCACCAGTGTGTCTCAGTCCGGCAATCGACCTTAAGCAAGGCGGAGGCTTGGTCAGCCATCGCAAAACTGTCTAAGCGGCAATGACGCTCCGCATCGGTCAGCGTGTAGGCTACGAATCCACGTCGTGTGACATGGATAGAATGGCCTACCAAATGCAGATAACGTCGGTTTAATTTTTCATCTCATGGCTTGTACTAATGTCTTCAACGCCTTCGCCGTAGCGACTGAGTCGCTCGCGCAGGACGTCTATAAACGCGCTTCGTATCGCTCGATGTGGCTCAATATGATTGAGCGCGGCGAGTATCCTCAGGGTACGGGTTTGACCCAGACCTCGTTCACCACCACTTCCATCGAGCCGACTGCGGCTGAGGAATGGTCGGCCATCACGCTCGCCAGTGGTTCCAATTCTGGCGCTTGCGATGTCACCTACAACGACGTTCCGGTCGGCTATAATGCCGTTACTTGGAGTCCTGAGCGTTTCGCGCTGAAAGGCCCGTTGCTCTGTAAGGATGATCTGACCTTTGATCATCGCGTCGAGGCGTTCTTGCGCGTGTACTTGGAGAAGCTGTCCATCCGTGCGCAGCGTTCTTGGGAGACTCGCTATCAGAATATGTTCGCCAAGTATGCCATCAAGGCAGTGGCCGACTCGTCCTTCACTCAGGTCGAGACGATTCCCGCTGGCGTGAATGAGTTGCCGTGGATTCAGACCGGATCTGTTGGTCAGGCGCTCAATCAGTCCACCTCTGAGTTGACTCAGGAGATGCTGGATGTCGCTGCTGCTACGCTGATCCGTAACGGTGCAACGAATCCTGATAGCTCTGGCTTCATCACCTACAGCAGCGACGGCCCGGTGTTCCCGTTGTACATCGGCTTGGAGGCTTCGCAGCGTATCGCTCAGAACAATCCCGCGTTCCGCGACGATCAGCGTTACGCGGATATGGGTACTGGCGAGGGTGCGCAGTTGCTCAAGCGAATCGGCGCGAACCGGGTTATCAAGAACTTCCGGCATGTGCCGAATTTGTTCCCTCCTCGGTACAGCTACTCTGGCGGCAAGTACACGCTGGTTCAGCCGTTCACCAGCACCTCCGGTACGAAGGGTACTGTGTTCAGCGTCAATTCGAGCTGGACGACCGCCGCGTACGAGGCTGCGTTCATCGTGACTCCGTATGTGTTCAAGTCGCACATCGTGCGTCCTGTGAACCGCGTTGGCGATTTGGCGTGGATGCCGACCAACTACATGGGCGAGTGGCAGTGGGTGACTGGTGCCTACAAGCTCGACACTGATTGCCCCGATCCTCTGGACAAGAAGGGTCAGCATTATGCTGAGTTCATTCATGCTCCCGAACCCATTTTTACGAATCAGGGTATGACCATCATATTCCGGCGTTGTACCGGAGCCTTGACGCAAATCATTTGCTCGTAAAACTCCAGTAAATACGCAATAATCCGCAGGTCGAAAGGTCTGCGGGTTTTTTGTTGCCATTTCAAATCCATGCGCTAACTTTTACGAGTCATGGACAACGAACCAAAACGTGGCGACGTACGCGAATCGGATGGGATGGTCTGCTGGGGCTACACTTGGAAGGACAAGGACGGAAACAAGCGGTATCAGTGGCTAACGCCTAAGCGATTTGCGGAGAAGGTGGCCAACGATAAAGAAAAGATGGCTAAGTACGCCGCTGAGAATGCGGAGACAATTCGCGTTAAACAGGCCGAGAAATACCAATTGAAACGTGAGTATTACCAAGAAAAATCAAATCAAAATTATCACGCAAACAAAGAGGCAATCAACGAAAAGAGTCGAGAGTATCAGAAGCAAAACGCTGACCACCTAAAGAAAAAAGCGAACGAATACCGCGCAGCAAACCCGGACAAACCGCGAACTTGGAACAAAAAGTATCGCGACGGAAACAAGGCAAAGATTAACGACAAGCTCCGTGAGCGTCGCCGAAACGACCCATTTAGAAGGCTTCGCGATGCCATTCGCGGATCAATTCGTGCGTATCTCGGCAGCAAGAAAACCCGACGGTCGGCCACGTTTGAGATTGTCGGTTGTACGCCAGATTTTCTGCGTGGTCATTTGGAGAGGCAGTTCAAAGATGGGATGACGTGGGAAAACTACGGTCCGTATTGGCATGTCGATCATCGCATTCCATTGGCCAGCGGAAATTCGCCAGAGGAGATTATGGGATTAAGCCACTGGACAAATCTTCAGCCGCTAACCGCGTTCGAGAATATTTCCAAAGGAGCTAAAATTCCTGTTGCAGGATGTCAGTGATGCGACAATCGTTGCCGCGTTGGATCAGTGGGTTAAATGCTTGTAAAACGCCTCGTTGTGAGGCACCCCGTCACCTTCCCGAAAAGTTGGTGGCGGGTTTTTTATTGCCTGCTACTCGGATAGGCGTTGACATCCCAATACATGGCGTAATGCTCCCCGTATGCCGAGTTTTACTCTCCCTAAAGGCGTCGAAGTTCCTGAAAATCTCGCTGAAGGCGAAGCGTTCCAGACTATGGCAACGATCCTTCTTGGTAAGAATGGCAAGGCTGAGGTTATCGAGATTGATGGCATGCCTATCGCCGGATACGAGAAGAAATCCAAGGGCAAAAAGATGGCCGAGGATCATGCAGAGAATGCTTCCGAGGATGAAAGCGGTCATGGCGGCCAAATGGGCGGCAGTAAGCAGGGTTTTATTGCCGAGGTGATGCAGCGCGGCGCTGGTCCGATGTCCTAACCGATAATTCTAAAACGATATGCCAAACATCACATGCGACGAGGCGGCAACGCTCATCAACGAGGCGGCGTCGCTGGGATGTTGCTCACCGTGGGAGGTTGAGTTGGCCAAGTTGGCGCTGGAGAACCGCATTGCGACGTATCTTCAGGGCGGCGGCGCGACACGCGGTGCGTATCGGTCGGTGACGACGAGCGGCAGCGTGGTGAGTGGTGATTACATGATCATCTGCGATGCCACGGCGGGAGCGATTACGATGACATTGCCCCCGGCGGCACTTGTTCCGGGTCGTATCTATGCTTTTAAGCGCATCAATGCTGGTGCGAATGCGGTCATTGTTGACGCTTATGCGAGCGAGACGATTGATGGGAGTCTGATCCACACGCTGGCTCCGCAATGGAATGGGGTAGTTGTGATGTCCAACGGAGTCGCTTGGTTTAAAGTCATCGCCAACTAATATGCCAATTATCTCTTGCGCCGATGCGGCCACACTAATTGCGGAAGCTAAAGGGGCTTCGTGCATGAGTCCTCGTGAACGCATTCTACTGGAGATTGGCCTACTCTGGGAAGCGGCGACGCTTGGCGGAACGGCGGATATCACGGCGGATAACACCGTAATCAGCGCGGACGTGACGATCATCACGGCGGACATGACCGAATTTCTGTAGGTCAACGTAACATTCATTTAGTCATATATGTCAAAGCAAACCATCAATATCGGCGCATCGCCGAACGACGGAACGGGGACGCCGCTGCGGACCTCGTTCGATTATACCAACCAGAACTTCACTGAGATATACACCGCTCTTGGCGGTGGTGTCGCCCTTCCCGGCGCGACGACTCAGGTCATCTTCAATGATGGTGGAACGAATCTGGCAGGCGATGCCGGTCTGGTTTACAACAAGACAACCGACGCTCTGACCATTGCCGGACCTGTTAATGCCGCCTCCGCCAGTATCACCGGCGCGGCTACGGTGGGGACGACGCTGGGTGTGACTGGATCAGTATCAGCAGGCAATTTAAACGTCACCAACTCGCCAATTCCGGCCAATGGCGTTTATCTTAGCGCAACCAATACCCTGTGTTTGGCAACCGCTTCAACGCTTAGAGCTACACTGACAGCTACGGGGCTTGGTCTTGCTACTGCGCCAGCCTCTGCTCTGTCGTTCCCGATTGGAACCGTGACGGCGGTTGGAATGACCGCTGCCACGGCCCATCTTGCTGGCAATGTTTCGACGCTAAAATATGGCATCAGCGACGGTGGCGGTGATTTTGGTGGTGTTCATGTGTTCAACATACACGACGGAACGTATTCAAGCAGCGAGGTAGGATTTTTTACGGGTAAAGGTGGTGTTAGTGTTCCGACGCAGAGAATGCGTATTGATAATCTCGGCAACGTACTTTTTTCAACACCAAGTACTCCTCCGACTCTTGCAACCAATGGGCAACTTAGCATAAACGCTACCAGCAATACAAACCTGCGATTTAGCTATCGCGGATCTGATGGTACAACCCGAGTCGCAAACCTCACTCTCGCCTAATTATATGACTATCCTCTGGATCATCGAACGACTTTTCTGCAAGCCCGTAGAAGGTAGCAATCCCGATGTTGTAATTACCGCCGACTGGCGATGCAATGGCACCGATGGCCCGTACAAAGGCACCTGCTACGGCTCAGTGTCGTTCGCTCCTCCGAGTGATTCGTTCACTCCTTACGAGGATCTGACGCAGGAACAGGTGCTGAACTGGTGCTTCGCCAATGGAGTCGATAAGACCGCCATTGAGGCGAACGTGACGCAGCAGATCAACAATCAGATCAATCCGCCCGTTGTGACGCTGCCGTTGCCGTGGGTGCCGGTGCCGCCTCCGGTTGTGGTTGTCCCTCCGTTAATCGAGCAAGCTGTGCCAGTTTTGGTTGCCAATGACGCCAGCGTGTCCGATGCTCCGGCGGCATGATTAAAATTGAACTGACCGTCGAACAAGCGAATACCCTGCTGCAACTCATCGATATCGCCATCAAGGCTGGCGGTTTCCAGAATGCAAAGGTCGGAGTACCTCTGGCTGAAATCATTCTCGAAGCCGCCAAATCGCAGGCTCCAGCAGCTAACTAACCATCACGATGACGGACCACCACACCTTCTTTAGAGACATCTCAATTGGTGTCGGTGGTCCGATCATCGGCATTCTCGGGAACGCGGTTTTATCCGATCCTCATCTCAAGACTGTATCGTTGGGACTTGGCGCACTCGCCGCGCTTCTCACTTGCGCAGTCAAAGCACTCGAACTGTATCGCAAACTAAAAACAGAAAAATGAACTCCAATCTCTCTTCTCTTCTCCGCCATATCTTGACCGCTGCCGGTGGTTTCCTCGTCGCCAAAGGGTTGGCCAGTGCTGATCAACTCGCTGAACTTGTAGGCGCTGTCGTAAGCATCGCTGGCGTTGGCTGGTCTGTTTACAACAACAAGAAAGCCGCGAAGACCGACGCTCCGAAAGCTGAATGAACTTCTTGGCCGACTTGGTGATGAAGCTGGTTATTTGGCTTCACGCGCTGACGAAGCAGGATGTCTCAAGTGAAGATGCGAAAAATCAACCCGATCTTAAGCGCGGTCTGCTTGCTCGCATTGATGAGCATGAGCGTGAGCTGCGCGAGCCGGGTGATTTACGTCCCCCACGGTGAGCCTGTGCGCCTCGCTGAGAGCGTTAAGGCTAAGGTTTGGGTCATTGACGCCAACGGCAAATCGGTGCGTAGTAATAACCGCATCATCATCCACGAAGGCTGGTATGCACTACCAAAGGACAAATGAGCAATAACGCACCGTATAAAGGTTCACCCGCCGTCGGTGGCGGAAGCGGACCTTACAAACAGTCGCCGCCTCCGAAGCCTCCGGTTAAGCCAAGTCCGAAGCCGGTTCCAAGTGGCAGCGGACCTTACCGTAAGTGATTCAAACGAAAATCCCCCGGCGGTAATAAAAACCATCGGGGGATAATTGTTTCTACGCGTAAGGTCAGCGTCCTAACGACTTCATCACGTTGGCGACAAAGTCCTCGCTCTTGGCAGAGTTAGTATTGGCCGACTTGAAGCCGGGATTCGTCGCTTTCGAGCTTACACCGGGTTCGCTTCCACGATACTTCGCCAGTTCGGCTTTGAGGCGCTTGTTTATCTCCACCTGAGAATAGAGAAGCTCACGGTATTTTGGCGCGGCAGCGGCCCACAAGGCGGCCTTGGCGAGGTCTTCTTCGCTGTTCTCGCCATTGAAGATCTGTTGGGCGAGGTTAAGTCGGCCATTCAGCTCTGTGTTCCATTCCTCGTCGTTTTCACGCGGCTCAAAGATTTCAAGCGCACGGGCATTCTCGCTGACCTTTGTCCAAGTTTTATTGGCCGACTCCAATGCAGCGCGAGTGCCTTGCTCGTTCTCCTGCTGATACTTCGAGATGATCGAGTCGTAGTCAGCCTTTGCTTCGGACATCTCAGCAGACTTCTCGCCGTTAATTTCGTCGTACTTGACGATAAGAGCGCCAAGTTTCGCCTTTTTAGAGGGCGAAAGACCTTCGACAATGTCGTCGATCTGAGAGTTCCGGTAGTCGTTTTCAGGTGACTTGAGCAGGCCAACGAGCCTATCGCCATCAGTGCCGACGACAGACTTCATCGACTCGAACACGCCGGTAATCTTGCCTTCGTATTTCTTAACGAACTCAGGATGACGCTCGATATCAAGCAAGCGAACACGCTCAGAAAGCGCGTCACGCTCCTCTTGCAACGTCTTGAACTGCGCTTCGGCATTGGGATTGGCAACCTTGCCAGCCTTGAACTCGTCCAATTGTTTTGCGAGCTGCGCCTTCTCTTCCTTGATCTTACGGAAAGCATCAGCGGCTTTCGTAGACTTGATGGACTCAGGGATGCCAGAGTCATCAGTAGCCGAGGAATCCTCGGTAGCTGGAGCCTTCTGCTTTGAAGTGAACATCTGCTCGATATCCATCTCAGACCTACTGAGTTTGGAATTCGACTCAGACTTTGGCGTCGATGACTTCTTCTGCTTAGGCTCTTCAGTTACCTGAGAGGCAGAATTGGCCGACTCATCAGCCGATGCGGCGTCATCAAGAGTGTTTGCCTTGAACGCGTCGATGAACGAGTTGCCAAAGTCAGGCGGTTGCGTGGAGTGAATTACGGGGGAGTTGAGTGGTTCTTCCATAAATTAATATTGTTTTTCGAATGTTGCTTCAGGTTCTCTCGTTGTGTCGGTTACTGCAAGTTTTCGCAGGTTTTCAAGACAATGCGCGTAGCCAGCAGTTACACCGGCAGCAAAAACAATGTCAGATTCCTTGGTTCCGTTGGATGGCATTGGAATTGGCATCGACTCTGCGACGATGCGTAAAGCCATCCGAAGAAGCGGATTTTGCAGAATAACTGCAAGTTCTGCTGTTTGCCCCGAAGTTGTCCATTCGAGAATGTCTACCTCAGGCAACTGCATCAGGTTCTTTGCTGTCTCCTTGCGGTTCTTCGTCGAGCCTCTTAGCCAGTTGATCATACTTTGATTTCTTGTTTCGTTTGAGTTTGTGTCTTTCGGGAATTGGATCGAGAACGTCGTCTAGCCTCATCGGCTTCTCTTTGTTGACAACATCGCGCTTGGGTCGAATCACCTTCGTCACCTC